GTCTTTCTGTTTTTGGTTATTTTTAAGTCTGACCCAAATGGACTTGGTTTTTCTGTTGGTGGTTTTTTCACTGCATCTTTACTTCTTATAGATGAATAACCAGTAGTATTCTTCTTCAGCAATTCGTAAGATTTCCATTTCATTGCAATTTTGTTTTTGGGAAATGAAGTAGACCAACCTAACAGTTTACTGTATAGTGAATTTGCCTTTTTATCAAGACTTGCAAGGTCATCATCATTTTTAATCTCTACAAAGTCTCTACCAAAAATTGATTTATATTCTTTTGCATTTTTTTGTGCAGCGTCCCAATCTTTCTTTACAATTGCAAATGGTAGTTTTCTAGACCTTAAGTCATTTCTTTTTTGTGCATTGTCTAGACTTGCATTAACAAATACCATTTTGTATTCATATCCTAATGTATCTAACAGTTTTTTGTAGGACTTAATCTTACCCGACTTTGCACTTGTAGTGTCAAAGATAAGACCTAGTCTTCCATCGATATATGCATCTAAGTTTTTACCTGTAATACTTTTTGCTTTTGCACGGATAGGGTCTACTTTATCAAAGTCTGCACCTCTAAGGTCAAGTGACATTCCTGCTTTCTTTAGTCCGTTCTCAAATGCTTTATCAGTGTTGACCATTTTTAAACCAAGTGCAGTCAAAGCTAATTTCTTTACAACTGCAGATTTACCACTGCCTGGCCCACCACTTAGGAAAACTGCTTTAAAGGTGCCTGGGTCATAGACTCCTTCTTTAACTAAATCTTCAACCATGTAGTGTGGTAGTGTTCCTTCTGCAATACCCATTCCTTTACGGATATCGTTATAAAGTTTCTGAATCAATCCTTTGTTCTTAGTTGGAACACCTAGTTTGAAATTATCAAAGTCACCCTTCTCTGCATATCCTCTGAGTTTACTTGCAGACATTCCACTGACATCATCTGCATCAGGGTCTCTCTCTCCAGCAGATACTATATTAATCTCTTCGAATTTATAGAATCCATGACGTGCTTTAACACCATTGTATTTGTTTAGAAGTGTAGTAAATTCACCAACTCTATCTGAACCTACAACCATTTTGATTCTAGTGTATTTCTTTTTATGTAATTCTGTTGCAATCTCAAATACTGTTCTTGCATTTACATCTGCAACAATCTTCCCAAAGAAGTTTTTAAGATATTTGATTTTGTCTCGGTGTGATAGTGGATTTTTAACCTTATCATTTGAGTGTGAAGTGAATAACAAAACGTCATCACCTTTTGATTCTTTTTTGAGTTTGTCTACTAACTTTCCATGACCTGTTGTAGGTGGATTGAAACGTCCAAAGGTAAATACTGCACCTTTGTTCTTAGCTTCTGTGAGAAATTTATTAAATGATTTCATATTACTTGTCCCACGCTTTTTGTGCAGTGAAGTTGTTGAATGCAAACTCCATTCGGTCTACGAGTTTGACTGCACTACCTGTTCTATCAATTGCAACATAACCTTCGGGGTTAACTACCTCGAAACCTGTTGCAGTCTTTTTAAAAGTTCCGATACTCTTTACTCTATTTAGGGATTCTATAATCATTTGTTTTGCAACAACCAAGTGTCCCATGAATGAAGTAAGATTGGTTATCATTTTCTTTAAACTTCTGAGTTCGTTATAAAGTTGTTCACCAATCTCTGTTTTAATTTGTTTTGTTTTTTCTGTTTTGACTTTACCAACTACTTTGTCTCTCCAATAGTTCTCAAAGTGTTTCATGTATCCGTCATAGGTTGGTTTGTATGAACCACCTCTGATAAGTGTATTACAATATGTTTTGTATGATGCACCAGCACCTTTTCTACCTATCTCTTCCTGTATTTTTTGGAACTTATCTAAATCCTTTCTTTTGATTCCGTGGAAGGCTTTACCTGTTTTAGATAGTTCTTGTGTAAGTGCAAGTGTTTCCTTTGCAGTCATTGACCCTTTACCACTGACATCTTTGTATGTTGCATCGTCAATCCATACGTCTGAACTGTTTCCTAGTTTGGATATGTTTGCACCAAAACTTGCAGATAGGTCTTCTATAGTTCCACCACTATAGGTAGTGTGAAATACGATTCCCATTTTAGAGTTTGCAATCTCTTTACCTAAATCTGAATTGATATCTACTGCATACATGATTGTATTTGGTTGGAATGTGACGAATGATTTTCCGTCAATCTTTTGCATTTTCTTGTCATTGGTATACATTAAATCACCTTGCATGATTGTATTCCAAGATAGTTTAGATAAACATTGAAATGAAGTTAAGAACTTTTCTTTTAATGCACCACTTAGTTCGTCTGCATTTTTAATTTCATGTTCTGAAGTGTAAAACTTAGGTTCTTTATTGAATAGAGATTTCTTTGCAACAAAGAATTGATTAGTTTCGGGGTGTTGACCACAGAAAATAGCAGGAGCTCCGTCCCACTTAACAGTCATATTAACACTTGAATTAGAGTTTCCTTTTAACATGTCTCTAAGACCCTGTAAAAAGTTTATAGCACCACGACCACCATCAATCCCTTGATTGATAATCTCGTCTTCTAAGTGTTCTAAATGTAGATTTTTTGCACCCATAATAGTAATTATACCACATTCTTGGTGGTATTACTACTATTTATGGTATTTTTTTGTTTACTAACTTGGGTCAACTTGGTCAATATCACCAGCAGCTATTCCTGCGTCGATATCGTCTAAGTCTGATTGCAATGCAGCTAATTCAGCATCTATATCTGTAATAGCTTGGTCTGAATCTGTAAAGTTTGTCATACCTTTTGCATGTTCTTGGAAATAGTATTGTTGCCAATCGTCATGTGTCCAATTACTTCCGTCAAAGTCTGCTGGATTCCAAGTTGCATCTGCAGTTATTGAAGAATTTGCAGTCTTCCATGCAGTTAACCAACCAACAAGTCCAGCACCTGTCCATGCAGATTTACTATCACGTGCAGAATGGTCTGTTCCGTTAGGTTGATTAGTGACTTGATATTCTTGACTTACACCCTTTAACCAATTCTTATTACTAGTTAAGTCTGCAATTTTAGTTACTAAATCTGTTCTCGCTGTTTCTCTTGACATAAATTCTCCGTGATTTACTATAGTGTATGTAATCTATGTTATTATTTAGGATTTTGCAAGTGGTGAAGAAGACAATTTTGATTCTATTTTTGATATTTTTTTGTTTATTTTATCAATTTCTTTAGAATCTTTAGACATACGTGCATCTCTCAATTGTTTCTTGAGTTCAATTTTTTCGGTTATCTTTGTTATAACCTCTGAACTTTTTATCACTTTCTTCATAGAACCATCTAGTATAACATTATTTAGGTGTTCTGTAAAGGGGGTTTATTTGAAGTCGTTAAAATCTCTCTTCTGTCCATCATTCCTTCCTCTATCGAACACTGGAGTATCGTCATTATAACTCTCAGTATTCTCAAATAACTCTTCTTGAGCTTCTTGTTCACAATCATAGAGTTTCATTCTACTTCTATCAATACCGATTACAAATCTTTTGAAGATTGTAGGGTCATTGTATCTGTTCTTTAACTGTTTCACTACGAGTTGGTCTAGTTCTTCTAGTTCGTCACTGGTAATCAATGCAAACATTAAGTCTGCAGTTGCAGGCAATCCAAAGGACTCTGAAGTATCTTCAAGTCCTATATCTGTAGAACCAAATCCACTTCTTGTGGTTTGTGTTGCACTGACTAATGGAACGTCAAACTCCACTGCAAGACCTCTGAGTTCCTCTGCAATACTCTTTACAAGTGTATAAGAGTTTGCACCAGCTCCTGGCTTGATTCTATGTGAAGCACATATGTTCAGATAATCTACAAATATGATATCGGGTTGAAAGTCTTTTTTGATATCCAATTCTTGTAATAGGTGTCTGAAGTGTCCTACATGTGCAGTTGCAGTTGGATATTCTTTGACTATAAGTTTACCTTTAGTTTTGTTTTTCAGTTTATCAACTTTCTTCTCAAACATTTTCTTAGATAACTCGGGTAAATCTTTCATAGGAACATTCATAGTGTTTGCATCTATTCTCTCTGCAATCCTTTCTTCTGACATTTCCATAGTAATGTATAAAACATTCTTGTTCATCATAAGACATGAAGCAGCTTGGTGACACATAAACAATGATTTACCAACACCAGTTCCAGCAAGAACAATGTTAAGTGTTTTGTTTGGTAATCCACCTTTGGTAATCTTGTTGAAGTATTCTAAGTCAAACGGAATCTTCTCTTCTTCCGTATGATAGAATTCCCATCTTGCATCTGAGTCTTCTAACACGTCATGTCCAATGTTTGTGTCAAAGGACACGGAAAGTGCGTCTTTCAATAGTTCGGGTATTTCACCAGTAGACCTTTGTGATTTCTTGTCAATGACTTCAATCGAATCCATGACTGCAATATAGATTGCTCTATCTTTACACCATTTCTCCGTTTCTTCCACTAACCACTCACTTGGTGTGGTCTCCTTATCTTTACCAATCTTATCAACTATAGTTTTTGAACCTTTTGCAATACTCTCGTTAAGAGAAGAATTGTTTTCAAGATTTATGAGAAGTGCTTCTACAGTTGGGGATTTGATATACTTCTGAAAGTATTCATGTATTTCATTGAATACAGTTCTTTCATCAGTATCGGCAAAATACTCGGACTTAATGAATGGGACGCACTTTCGTGCAAACTCTTCATTCTGAACTAGGTTCTTCAGTATCGTCTGTTCTATGCGTGTTTCCATATTTAAAGTATCCTTCTACTACTGTTTCGAGTCTTTCCATTACATCGGGTGTAAAGTATTTCTCGGGGTTGTTATTAATTGTTTTACCAAATTCTGTTTTACCATTTGGTAGTTTGATACGAGTAGAACTTTTCTCAAAGATTCCACTTGCAAGTGCAAGGTCTAAAAGACCATAGTATCTATCTAGTCCACTGTCATAAGATAGTCTTACGTCAACTATTCTATTTTCTACAGTCAATCTAGATTTTGCATTCTTACAATGAATGATATTACCAACGACTTCTGTTCCTTCCTTCTCTTTTTTCTTTGAAAGATAGATAATTGAAGAGGCTGCATATTTGAGACCACTTCCACCACCCATTTCTTTTTGAGGGAACATAGAACCAATCACATCATATGTGTGATTAGTCACAATCATTGGAACACCAGCACGTCCTAACTTAAGTGTTAGAACTCTGAATGCACCTTTAACAACTTGAGCACGAGTCATGTCTCGGGTTTCTTTACCCTCGGCAGTGTCCTCGATTTCCTTAGTAGTTGATAACATACCAAGTGAGTCAAGACACATCATCATAGGTGGTCTCTTATCTTTTGGTGTTTCAAGATACTTATCAAGTATGGATATTGCCTGTTTTCTGAATTCTTGAACAGTGACCACAGGCACGATAACCATTCTTTTTGAATCGATTCCTCTATCTTCAATCATTGTTTTACTGATTGCAGATTCAGATTCGAAATAGATTACTGCAGAATCGGGGTGGTCTTCAAGGAATTGTTTTACCATACCCAAGGCAAAGTAAGTTTTTCCTGTTGCAGATTCACCTGCGATTGCAGTGATTTTGTTTGAGGGAAGTCCACCATATAGTGAACCACTCAAAAGTGAATTGAAGACATAACTACCCGTATCTACGAATGTATCTACGTCTCCAGCAGCCACACCATCTGAAACTATATTTGCATATTCGTTTCCAGTTGATTTGACTAAATCTTTAATAAATGACATAACACTTCTCCATAATGTATCACTCTATTATACAGAAGAAAGGTAAAATTGTAAAGGGGGTTTTTATTCGTTATCTAATTTTTGTGAAATCTCACAAAGTCTTTCGTCAACTTTGATGTGTTCTTCCATCATAGAAACAAGTTGATTAACTTTAGATTCTAAGTGTATAATGAATCCAAAGATTACGGCTATCATAAGGATATAGAAACAGTCCATCATTGTTATAATCATGATACCTTATCAATCTCCTCTTGAGTCACATATCCATTGTCCATAACAAATTTTCTGTTATCTAAATGTTGTTGTTCAACCAAGTCTTTATTCTCTCCACTGTAAACTACTGCATGACAATCTTTAATCATTTGAGTATTGATATCTACTTTGTTTCCGAATACAGGGTGTCCTTCTACATGATGTGCATATAGTGTTCCTAAGATTCTTCCGAACTTACCTTTGTCATGTGATACAAGTGATATACTTTCACATTCTTCTAGTAATTTTTTTAAGTGTTTTTTAGAAGCTTTACCAAATAGTTTTTCTACTTTGTCTCTAGTTCTAGATTCTGGCGTATCGATTCCAACCATTCGGACTCTTTGTTTTTTATAGACCATACCGAAACCTAAATCGATATCTACATCTACTGTATCACCATCGACAACTTTCACTACTTTAACTTTATACTCATACATAATTATGTTTCCTATGAGAAGATTTTTCTTCCCAGTTTTCTATTGCTTTTCTTATACTGTCTTCTGCAAGAACAGAACAATGTAATTTGATTGGTGGTAGTTCTAATGCTTCTGCAATGTCTTTATCTTTAACTAGTTTTGCTTCTTCGATAGTTTTACCTGTAAGCATGTCAACAAACAAAGAAGAACTTGCAATAGCACTTCCACAACCATATGTTTTAAATTTAACATCAACGATTCTCTCGTCCATGTCTAACTTCAATTGAAGTTTCATGACATCACCACAAGCAGGAGCTCCAGTCATACCCGTTGCGACCATTGGGTCTTTAGGGTCAAATCTTCCGACTGCATGTTTCTCGGGGTTATTTAAAACCTCTTCGAATCTATCTACTACTTGTTTACTATATGCCATTATATTTATTTATGTTAATAAAAAAGAGGGAACACTAGTTCCCTCTTCTAGTTCTACATTTTTGTGGGAACTCTGAACAATAGAGCATCATAGCCTCCAGTAATACAACTGTCGGAATGACCTCCTCTACTTTTTTTCAGTTTTCTCTTCCTCTTGTAGTTCATCTGTCTGTCTATCAACTTCGTCTGCTACAGTGTTAACAACACCTGTTGCAGTATCAGCTGCTAAAGTTCCAATTGAGACTACATCATCTGCAACTGCGTTTACCAATGTTTGAGTTCCTTGAACTGCACCATCGACAACACCAGTTGTAAACTCTTTACCACCTTCAATAACTGCTCCAACTGAGGCACAAGAAGGAAGTAATATACCCACAAAAATAGCAATATATGCTATTTTCATTGTTTACTCCGTTATGGATTAATTTCATTAGACCTCCAACTGAGAATCTAACTCCGATGGTATTTAGTGTCAAACAAGTCCCAATCCATAGGATTTTGAGTTTTCTTGTATTGAGTGAATGTTTTATCGTAATCATATGCAATATACAAACCAAAACCACCCAATGAGGCTGCAAGAAGTATATAACCTATTGCAATTGGTATAATTGGGAACATATAAAACATTATCAGTGTATGTGCAATCAATACACTATACACATAAAACTTTATACTAATCAGTAGGTGCCACATCTTTACCTAAAAGTAAATCTTTGAAGTCGTTTGAATGCCAATAACTGTCCAGTGTAATATCCACTACCAGTGCAATCAAAACGAATGTTAAAATTATTCCAAGATATAGATTAATAAATGCATTAATCTTCATCCAACGTATCATGTGTTTCATAGTGTCTCCTAACCAAAGAACGAATCTAAACTTGCAACTGGTTCTACATTCCAGTTAATTAAGTTCACAATGTGTTTTAGTGGTTCATTAAATGCTTTCTCGAACTGCATATCATAGTCAATAAATCTATGCAAGTCCAACTCTCTTGGTAGAGAACTTGAGAATGATATTACATTCTCATTGATTGGATTTGGTGTTGTAAGATATGAGAAACGAATCTTATCTGAGTTCTTAATCATTTCATATCTTAAGTCAAGATTTTTAGATTTCAGTAAGTGATTGTGTAAGAGTGAACCTCTGACATGAATCGGTGTTCCTTTCCCATAGATATGAGTCGGGTCTGAATACGTCACAAGGTTTTTGACACCTCTAGGAAATGCAACTTCCTCGGGTGGAAGGTTTCTAAATTCTTTTCGTGCAGTCTCTACGAACTCCCATAGGTCTTGTTCAGTTCCATTCATAACCACCTTTAAGGCTTCTGTTAGTTTGGTTCTGACCCATTTAGGTGTAGAAGACTTTGCAGTCTCAATACCCATCATCTTAAGTTTGGGTTCTGCAAGTCTGACACCTTCGTTATCGTGAACATTGAGAATGTATCTTTTCTTTGCAGTCCAAATACCTCTGTCTGCAATTACTTCACGACCCATTTGCATTTTCTGTTGGAATGCATTAGTATATTCTGCAAGGTCGTCAAAACCACGTGCAAGAACTTGTTCAATCATACCTTCTGACTTGTTTAGGAAATCCACAATCTTGGTCTTGTCTGTTTCTTCGGGTAAGACTTTCTTGACCAGTTTATCCATAGTGATATAAACTGAATCAGTGTCCATTGCAATCACATAGTCTTCACCTTCTGTATTAAGTGTCTTGTTTAAGAATTCATTAATGGTCTTCTCTGCCCATTTGATAATTAACTGACCACTGGTAGTAATTGATTCTGCAAGGTCAATAGAAAAGAATGCAAAGTATTGATTTGCAAGAGCTCCATATGCAGAGTTCAGTGCAATCTTACGAACCTGTTGATTGTTATATGCACGTTTAATAAGTGTATCAAGTTCTTTCTTACGTTTGGGTTCTTTACAGACTTCTCGTTCTTTCTGATAACCAATCATTTTCTTCTTCCACTCTTTTCTTTCGTCATAGAATTTTTCCATGAGTTCGGGAAGAAATCCCTGTTTGTTTTTAGAATACATTACACCATTTGGACACACTGCATGACCCTGTTGGTGAACATATGATAAGTCACATTCTTTGTTCAACATTCTGTCAATGGTCAAGTCTTGTCTGTTTCCCTTTATCATTTTCTCGGGTGAGATATTGTATTGCATAATGATATGTGGATACAGTGAGTTCAAGTCGAATGACACTACCCAGTCATGTCCACCGACAATTGGGTCTTTAACATATGCACCAATAATTTGATGTGTTTTATCATTACCACTCTTTAATCTTTGAGGTGGTGTTTGTATGTTTTGTTCTTTAAGGAAGTTGTAAATAATAGTTTCCCAATACTTCACCATTCCGAAAGTGTCATTATAATTACACTTTGCGTTATAGGACATTGCAAGTGTTAGTTCCAATAGTCCTAGTTTGTCCTCTAGTTGTTCAACAAGGACAACGTCTTTGACATTGTATTCCAAGAACTTTGGATAGTCTTGTTTGTAAAGTGTATGTAGATTTCCATACTCTGAATAATCTAGTTTACCAGTTCCAAGTTCTACTTGTGCAATGTTTTCTAGTTTGTAGGATTCTTGATTTACGAATGTATGTTTACGATAGAGTTCAAGATAGTCAAGAACATTGACACCATATAAATTAAATATCATTTGTCTTTGACCATAGTTAGACATGAATTCTCTCACGTCACATTGACCCCATGGTGAAAGCTTCTTGTGTTCTCCCTCTCCTAGTATTCTGTCAATACGATTACAAAGATATGTAATATCGAATGAGTTTACATTCCAACCTGTGATAATATCGAACCACTCTTGTCTCCAGTATTTAACGAACTGGGTTAAAAGGTCAATCTCATTTAAACAATTGTAATAGACTACATCTGTTCTGTTGTGTTCCCAAGGCCCGATACCAAAAACATGTGTATCTTTACCAAGTGGTTTCATTGAAATTGCATTGACCTTTTCAGTTGCGAGGGTTGGTTCGGGGAATCCGTCTTCACACTCACACTCAATATCAAGTGTTGCAATCTTAATCTGATTTAGATTCCAGTTTATCTCACCTTGAAATTTATCTGCAATATATGTATAGATATATCGGTCATATCCATGGATTTCAAATCCATGAGTTCCAGCATAATTCTCTCGAAATTTTCTTGCACCACCCATAGAGTTTAGGTTCACTACTTCTAGTGACCTTCCGTCTAATGATTTGAATGGTGTGTCTCCCTTTTTAGAAGGGATATAATGATTGGGTCTATAAGATACGGATAGTTTTTGTTGTTTTCCGTTCTTATATCCTTTGACAAGTATTTTGTCACGTGTTCTGCAAACGTTAGTATAGAAATCCATGTAGTTATTATACTACAGTAGGGTCTATTCTGTCAAGGTAGTAAGATTACTTTTTCCGTGTAAAATGTCGTAAGTGACATCATATTTTTCTTTTGCATTTGCAAGTTTCTCAATTTGAGTATCGAGTGCTTGTGCAATGTCGGGGTGTTCACCAATACCAGCTGGGTTGTTTTTGTATATTTCAATGTTTGCCATTGCAATATCCATTTCACCTTGATACTGACTCATTAGTGCTTTTAATAGTGTTTCTCTTCCCATTATTTATTACCTCTTACTTTATTACCTGTTGCAACTTTAAAGTTGGTTTCAAGTTGTGGTCTTGGTTCAAAAACTGTTTGAACTAAATCACTGTTTAATATGAACGTGTATTCTTTTGCAAAAGGAATCCATGGTGCAAGATTAACTTCATACTTTCCGTCTTCTGTATTTGTTAGACAAATTTGTGCATCTATGATTTTGTAATTTCCTAATATAGTTCTCTCAACGAATCCAATTAGAACTTCTCCAGTATCCAGTCTTATACATTTTACTTTAGACACTTCTTACCATCTCCTGTAGTTCAACTGAACGTCTTCCGACCTGTCCGAACCATTTAGAATCTTCCATTTCAACTGCAACCTTTTCCCAGTCACATGCAACAACACCTTTCCACATGTTATTAAACTTACTGAATCTTGTTCCACCTAAGTTGAATGTCATGTTGACTAAAACGTGTTGAATGTCTTCGGGTAGTGCATAGAAATCTTCTCCACCTTTTGATTCAAATACATGAATGGTTTCTTCTACGTGTTTATCAAAATCATATTCATAAACATCATCTACTCTTTCTTGTGAGACTGGTGTTCCAACTGGTAGTCCGTATTCATCATCACTGTCTTTAATTAAGTGTCCAACTCCAAAAGTTAAGTATCCTAATGAGTCTTCATAAATTTCGAGGACTTCTCCCTCGTGTCTTTTAATCTGTTCTTTCAATATCTCTTTGTTCATTCTCTTTCCTCGCTTGTTCTTCTATTAATTCAACCAATATGTCACCCATAAGGTTATTAAGTTCGGTATTATTTAGGAGTTCTTCAAAGTCATGATTGTCGGGAACTTTGATAAGATTCCTTTGAAAGTTTAAGTGTTTCTTACCTTCTACAAACTCTACTTTACCATATGTGTATATGAGTCCTTCCCACATTCCTTTAGTAAGTTGAATGCCTGACATGTTTAATTTGTTATTGTCAACAACACAATAAACACCTTCGTCAAATAATGGTGTATTACCCAAAGAAACTCTCCAATGAATTGTGTTTGTTGGGTAGGAATAAATCTTTATCTTCTTTTGCAAACCACCATACATTTTCCATGTATAGTTTTTTCATAAAGTCTTGCATTGCAGCTCTATCAATTCCTTCTTTATCTGATACTTGGTTGTCGTCACTATCACCTTTCACGTCTGACCACTTCTCTAAGAATGCAGTAGAAGATTGAGGCCTTTGCATGATTCTCATTCCTATCTGACCTTTGAAGTGTTCTCTTAATTCGTCTACTACTTCGTCACATGAGGGAAACATTTTACCTTTTATTTTTGGATTCATAATGTTAATCAATAAGTGTCCGTTATCTGATAACACTTCAAATGATTTTTTAGAAACTGGAATAAAAAAGTCGTCTCTCCATGATTCATATTCTGAGAACTTACTCCATGATTGGTCTTCTTCGTGTTCTCCACCTTTGTTGTATGTCTCTGTTGAGAAATATGGTGGTGAAGTAAATGCACAATCTATTGGTGGGAATTTTTCATAAGGAATATCCTCTGCACCACTTCTATAGATTACAACTCTCTTTTCACCAACTGACATAAACTTGTCTTTGGTTTCTGTAATCTTTGGTGCATGACCTGTAAGAATCTTTTCATATTCTATACATTGTTTCTTATATCTTTCAAAGGTGTTTGGGTTTGGGTCACAACCAATATACACTGTAGTTTTTTTACTTGCAAAGAATCCACATAGTCTATCTCCCCAACCACAACTTGTATCCAATACAGTTCTTGCATCAGTCATTTCATAGAAACACTTTGCAACCACTGGTTTGAATTGTGTTGCAATATAGGCTCCTAGTCTGAATGCCATTCTGTAAGTATCTTCTTTCAATGAACCACCAACAAGTTTTATAACTTCGTTTCCGTCTACGTCTTTTGACACTTCCTTTGTGATATCATTGACACCTCTCCATATTGCACCGAGAGGTGATTTTAATTCTTTTGCAGTTGATTCTCTAAATGCATTTATTGGTGCTCTATGTCCATATGAATCACAAGACAATCTTAAATCTTGCATAAAGTAATCACTTGCGTCATTAAATGTGGAAGGTGCATTGACCATTCCATGTCCCCATTCTGAATAGGGGTATTTGTAGTCGTCATATTTTTCTACGACTTCTTGTTCTAAATTTTCGTGTGGGTATATAAACTTCCAAACAGGATATTCTAAAAGTTTAATAAAAGTGTTTCTCATATCTTCATGAGAGATTTGTTTTAGAGGAAACTCGGGTCTTTCGGTTTCTATATATTCTGCAAGAACCTCACGGAAGTATTCTCTCCCATGTTCTTCAGTTAATGCATCAAAGAGACTACCATCAATAATAGGTAATCTCTTCTCATTTGCATTGTCTTTTAAGACTTGATAAAGTTTAGATGTTTGCAAGGACATTTTCGGGTGATGATATTTCATAAGGGTCTGAATCGATATTGTCACCGAATCCCTCTTCTGCAAAGATATTTTCAATAACATTGTCGTTTACAACAATTGCATATCTCCAAGACCTAATACCAAATCCTACATTTGCTTTCTGCACACTTGCACCCATACCTTCTGTAAACTCTCCGTTTCCATCGGGTAATGGTCTAACATTTTGAATCCCCTGTCCATCGAACCATGCATTCATTACAAATGAATCATTTACTGACAAACAATATATCTCATCAATACCTTTTTCTTGGAATTGTGAAAACTGAGTTTCAAAGCCAGGTAATTGGAATGATGAACATGTTGGGGTGAATGCTCCAGGCAATGCAAAGATTATTACTCTCTTTCCAGCAAACTGTTCGTTTGTTTCTAAGTGTTTAAAATCTCCGTCTACTCTTATTGGTAGAATTACTTGGGGTATTCTATCTCCTACGTTTAACATTTTTTTCTCCATAATATAAAAAGATACACCTATTATACAATATAACAGGTGTATCTGTAAGGGGGTTTTTAAGAAATTTTGATTTCTTGAGGTTTGTCTTCCTCAGGCACAATTCTCTCTAAACTAACAACCAAAATACCATTCTTCATATCTGCACCCTTAACGATTATATCGTCTGCAAGTGTGAATGACCTTTTGAATGAACGAGATGCAAGTCCTTGGTGGACATACTCTTTTGATTCAGTATCCTGTTCTCCCGTAATGATAAGTTTTTCCTTCTCTTTAGAGATAGAAACTTCTTTCTTATCAAATCCTGCTACTGCCATTTCAATTTGGAAATTTTCCTCATCGATTTTTACAATGTTGTAGGGTGGATAGTTTGAACTAGAATGTGTATCTGCACGTTCTAATAGTTGTAGAGTTCTGTCGAACCCGATTGCGAATGGGAATGATTTCCCGAAGACATCGTCATAGATAGTCATAGTTTTCTCCTTTATTAAGCAAGTTTATAATGTGCAACCTCTAATGAGCATTGCATTAATGTTCGAGAACCGAGCTCTTTTGAAGAAATGGGGTCACTTGATGTCGGCGTTGCCCAATCCAAGTTCCAAATCCGAGCTCTTTTGAAGTTCTCTAACAATGGTATTTATAACACCATACTACTATTATATGGGTTTTTTCTAAAATTTCAAGGGGTTTTTAGAATTTTCTGCATCTTTCTTTTGCATCTTTCAATACATCAAGATTACTTGCAATCACCATAGACATTAAGAAGTTCATCTGATTCATGTCGTATGGTGTTATCCTCTCATTTTTAATATCTGACTTTATAGCAGGAATGAAAACTGCAGTCTTAAATGCAAACATTTGTGGAACTGAAGGTGATTCACCAAGAAAAGGATTTAGTTCTTTGACACAATCATATTTGAGACCACGATATGTGGTATAGATATCTGCAAGTTGAAGTGTTATAAATGTAGTCCACTGAAGATTACTAGGTTCTTCAGATAGTGTAAACTGTAACGGGTTCGGTTTTTCCTTTGACAAGAATTCTGTCGACTTCAGTGAATGCTCTAGACGGACATTGTCGATATGTTGCTTCTCCCAACAACACGTCCACCCCATCATAATTTCTTGTTTGTCCCTCGAGTCTAGCACCGAGATTGACGGCGTCTCCAATGACGGAATAGTCAAATCTAAGTTCTGACCCCATGTTTCCAACGATGCACTCACCAGTGTTAATCCCAATACCCACGTTAATGGGTGGAAGATTAAGCGGTTTGAGTTCTTCATTGAGTTCCTTGGTTGCCTCTAAAATTTCTATTGCAGACTTTACTGCCATTTCAGCATGGTCGGGACAATCTAAAGGTGCATTCCAAAAACTCATAATACAATCACCCATGTATTTGTCAATTGTTCCATTATTATTTAGGATTATCTTTGTTTGCATGTCAAGAAATTTGTTAATCAATTCTACTAATCCTTCGGGGTCGTCCTGTTTCATATAGTGTTCGCTTATGGGGGTGAATCCGCATATGTCCATGAACATGAATGTAAGTTCTTTTCTATCTCCACCTAGTTTAAGTAAATCGGGATTCTCTGCAAGTTGGTCAACCATGTCGGGAGATAAATACTTTTGGAACTGCTTCTTGATTTCTTCTTTGAGTTGGTAGGTTGTATAGTATTGATTGAAAGAGGCATGACCAAAAACAATCAAGGAGGCAATTGATGAAAAGAAGGTATCGAAAAGAACGAGCTCTGAAGTCCAAATATAATAACTCCCGAAGATTTGAAGTCCTACAAGTGTTAGACTCACTATCCCCGAAAGAACTGTGGGAAGTTTGTAAACCATCACCAGTATCAATACAAGAACTGTCAACAGAAGAACAATCTCAAGCAATTCAAGATAGTAGGATTGTTGTATTTGAACTCCTGACAAAACGGTTTGGATATGGTTCGCTTGCACTTCGTGAGGATACAATACACCCACTGGAGTTGAAACTGGATTATTCAATCCCTCTGCAGTCAAACCCCATATCAGAATTTTATTAGTAAGATTTAGATTAGGTAAGTCGACAGCAGAAACCCGTTGGAACTCATTCCAATAGGTCACCATAACATCACTCGTTGGAGTGGTGGTGATAGGTTTGTCTCTACCCATTCTTACCCACTCTACTCCGACTTCTGTAATTTTAGTTTGATACGAAGGTTGGTCTTTTAATGCACGAAGTGTTTCCAGTGCAAGAGACGGATACACCTGTTCGTTTGCAGTTATGATTAAAGGAATAGACCTTGTCGTCCCATCAAAGTTTGGTGTTCCACTAACACTAGGTGTTGCAACAGTGACCCCAACTCCGTAAGTATTGTCCTGAAGTATCCTGATAGGACTTGAAATTCCTGAGAAGTTCCATAGGTGGTCTGTTGCCTTTCCACCCCCAAAGGTAGAGTTTCCTACAAAGGGTGCAGAACCAGTGTTCTTTTGAATGGTAGGTGCAGCTGATAGAATTGATAATCTGTTGACTAACCCTTCTGCAAAGATTTCATCTTCTCCCTGATTTCTATCAGGTTGATTGAAGAGTTGAGTGAAAACATGTGTGTTAGTGTAATGAGTGTCAAGCAGGATATCCCTATAGATACTACGTTTGATAGGATACTGTCCAAACACTTCAAGTGACTTCTCGTCTATGTCTACTAAGACAATGTCATCAACCTGAACTTTCTCCTGACTCTGATGAAGAACATCAAAGTAAGACCACTTAATATTCTCTACTAAGTAAGGAGACCAAATTTTAAGTCCTACAAATACACCAATCGTGATTAGGACTGTTTTCCAATTATACATTATGAGAATTTCTTTTGTATTCGTTTATAGATATAGTAAATAGAAAGTCCATATGTTGCAAGGACTGTCATTGTGAATCCTATGTAGACCAACTCTATTGGTGTAAGGAAGAGAACTTGCCATACGAAATCAGATGCAGCTTCGACATCTCCTAATTCAAGTTCTGATGATTCGAGTTCATCGTCCCACTCGATAGGTTGGGGACATTCTGAATTCATTGTTGAGTGACCGATACCGAACAACCACCTACTGTTGCACAATTTTGGGTGAGTGTATATGTTAAGTTTGTTGAACTATCTTGTAAAAGATTTAGTGTTGTAGGATAGTTTCCCTGTAGTGTAATTTGTGCATTATGATTTCCCGAACCCTTCTGCATGATACTACTATCTGAACCAGTTGCACTTCCATAGTAGTAAGTGTGTGCATAGTGTGAACCACTACCCGACTGGTGTATTTCGTGGTCTACTGAATTTGAGTGAATGTCTATGTTATGTGTGTGACTTCCGTTTTGATATATGTCTACTGTATTGCTATTTCCCCATATGTGTCTACCATATGTTGCACCACCTGTTTGTGATACATTCTCGGTGTTGTTAGTCCCGTCTACGTCACCACCCCAAGACTTTCCTGGCCCCCAGTAAGAGACCCAAGAAATAGAGTTTCCATTTCCTGTTTGTAATAAATTGAATGTGTTTCCACTATGTGCAAATGAAAACTTAATTTCATTATCATAACCTTTTTGTGTTATGTTGAGTTCCACATCTCCACTTGATACTTGTTCAACGTGGACGTGGTTATCTCCAGCAGATGCCACACTAGTCCACCCCAGTCCCATTAAGGAAAGTAAAAATAGAACTGCAATGTGCTGTGTGGTATCTTTCATTTAATCTATACTAACCATAAAAATAATAATGTAAATACTACTCCTTTACTGAATGATAACCATAACATATGGTAATCGTCTAGTCTCATCGCATCTTGAAATCCAGTTAACTGAAATTCGTGCCAATTACGAAGTTTTTCTAACATACTATTCATATAATTCTCCTAGTTTGTTTGTGTAATGGTAATATTTATAGACGAACCATCACCCACTTTAATTAGTGAACCTTTTTCGTCTGTAGTGGTTCTAATCGTTGCTTGTGCATAGATTGGAAGTTTAATGGAGATAACTCCTTGAACTTCCCTGTAGAACCAAATTTGACCAAGACCCTTATCTACAATTGTATTGTATTGAGTGTCCTTGTCAAACCCAAACGCAGTTCCTTCTATTCTTGCAACTCCGAAAGGGTCTGCCTTTCTTTCTGCATCGATACCAACCTTTCGGTCAATCTCCAAAACTACATCTAGTAAATCTTGTAAGAAATCGACATCTAATAAGTCTCTGTCGAGTTCTGTATATTCCAACTCATCGTCTTCAAAGTAATCTTCTTCTAAATCATTGAACTCTAAAAAGTCCACGTCTAGAATGTTGCTGCTATCATTTTCGTTGTTAGACGATTCTTCTGCAACTTGTTCTTGCACCTCTTCGGGTGGATTCACAATAAACATATTGTCAATCATATTTGCATCTATTCCACTCACTGTCACTGGTTTAGTGGGTGAATCATCAAAAGTAGACACCATTGTCGCTTGGTATGCTTCATCAAGTGTGACACTTCCACCAGCATTACTCACTATAATCTTACCCGAAGGATTACCAAATTCATCAGGCAAAAGTATAACAAGTGACCTTCCGATTTCATCAATACTTGTAGTGAAATCTGTTCCAACCACAGCAATCTGTGCTGTAGGGGTCGACACTTTAATATTACTTTTCTTTATCTTACCACCGAATCCCGAAGCAAATCGAGCGGTGCCTTGTGCCATTCGTATAGCCATTTTGGATTTGGAAGGGTCGGGGTCGTAATATACCTCGTCTATCCAAACCTTGGAGTGTTCTGTTAAGTCCAGTCGTTCTTCACCTTTGAACTCAATCTTCATTCTCCCATTCTGAGTTTGTGCTGTATCATACATCAAGACTTCGGGTAAATAAGCTGCACTGACAATAGAAGACTCTCCGTCTCTCTGAAGTCCTGCTGAACCCGATTGTTCTATAATCTCACCTATCGGTTCACCTGAAAGTGAACCAATAAGTAAAAGATTAATCGTTAGAGTCTTTCTGAACGATGTCAATATCTGCATTAGAAGTCACGAAAGACACATCAATAATACCACTACACAATGAACCATTTGGACAACCAGCATCTGAACCACTCTTCTGAATGATGTCGATGTCATTGGTAGAACCAGTTAAGACTGCAGTGATACTGTTATCAGATGCATCTGCTTGGATTGTGTTGATATCATTTGATGAACCTGTCACAGTCCAGTTCCAAACTGCATTGTCACTATCTATTTTAGTAGTGAATACGTTTGATGAACCAGTAAGTGCTAAATCCCAGTTAAGATATTCTGCAGATGCATCATATCCAACATCAATGTCAAATGTGTTAGATGAACCTGTCACAGTTCCTAACATATTTAAATAATCAGCACTACCAACATATCCTACATTCCAGTCCATTGAGTTAGAGTCACCAGTAAAAGTTAAGTTTACTGTGGCATTATCTGCAATGAATGGCCCGTATAATTTGTTTGAGTCCCCGTCCTGTAATAGTGTTAAACTATTGGTTGCACCAGTCAAAATCATATCAATTGATGAACTTGAGAAATCATCTCCACCAACTTTGTTTGCATAACCTTTTTGAGTTATGTTTAAAGTTAAATTGTCACCTGACTGTTGTATCCAAATCTCGTTATCATCTGCAGCTGCAGATACGAAACCAGTTAACCCTAATGATAAACATAATAAAAGAAGTTTATTCTTCATTTGTTTTTTCCTCTATATCGTGAAGTTCGTTTCTCCCATGAGTTCCATGGGGGTGACGATGTCCACCTGTTATTTCCCAAAAACCTCTATCGTGTCCTTGGTATATTAATTCTAAGACAGCAAGTTCAATTGCAGAACGAGTCGCTTTCGTGACTCCTTCATTTGATGCTACACCATCTTCTACTTCAACAAGTTGTGTATCCATATCCACAAACTTGAACACATCATATCCACCACCCGTGCTAAGAATCGTCTTCTTAGTTTGGACATTTAATAAAATCTCTCCTGTAAGTGTTGAGATTCCTCTCAAACTTACAGTCACCACATCTCTCCTATAGGAGTTTGATGCACCGATGCCAAGTGTTCTTGCACCTCGTCCACCACTTTCAATGTTAGTGTCATAACCAACTATCCCACCGTCAAGTAGGATACCAGCAAATAAGAGAGGTTGGATTCCTGTTGGGGTATCTTCATTACCTTCTTGATTTGCAAAGTCTTCTCTTGCACTTCGTATGATTTGTCTCTCTCTTACAAGTGCATCTAAATTTGTTCTCTCTACTACTCTAAACCATTTACCCTTTCCAGCAGTTTTAAGTGCATCAATTAAGAATGCTTCTGCACCTTGGGTCACTGCAGTTGAGAATGATGCAACTCCGTCCATTCTCTTCCTTTGTCCTGTCTTATCTAGAAAACCATACACTGCAACAATCGGCATTGTCTCAGCAGGTGGTAAGTCTGTAAGTTCTTGATAGGTCGGTATCTTTACAACCTCCGCATCTTCAATACATGAACCTACACGTTGCATAACTGTAGAATCACAAGTGTCTTGCATAGAAGGAATACTTGCACACCCACTGGTGAACAAGACTATGACTAGTCCTAGTAATCCTACGTTTTTCATTTAGAAACTTCCTGTTCCAACTGGTATATCTAAAGTTGTTGTTGTTCCGTCTTGTGATACAATTGT